GTTTCACTGAATGACATCTAAGGCTCCTAACTTCCACAATCCATGTTTAAATCACCGGCTAAAAGCTGTAATGACTCATTAATGTCTGGTAACTGTGGATCATCAATCTCCCACCAATACAAGAAATCTCCTGTGGTACCTGACGAGGTACTAACTAAACACATATATGTAGGGATAGAAACCATAGCTACAGTAAATGGTCCAAACGTAATTACATTAGTATTACTTATTATTGATGGTGATGCATTAGAAGGAGCAGACCAAGTAACCGATTGTCTAGCATATCCAGCAGTTGTTACCTCATTGATAGAGGATAAAGTTGCAGTATCACCAGGAGCAGATAAAAGCAAGGTTAAATAAGTGGTACGGGCTGACAGCACGACAGCCCTTCCACTCGTATAATCTAGCGCGTATTTTTGCGCTGGTAAACCAAACTTACCTGCCATTTAGTGCCAGACTAGATTTTTCTCTTCCATGTGATCCGCCACACGCTTTGGAACTTTATACTGACGGCCCTCTTGGAAGGAGTAATGATTATCTACACCAAACGTCATGTTCTCAATAGTTTCTTTGGCGCGAATAACTACTGGACGGTCACCATCGTCTACTGGTCCACCAACTTCTTCAACTTCATCATAAGATAAACCACGACGAGCGTTGTTTGGATTAGCATTAATGGAATCGCCTAAAGTGTCTACACGAGCACGAGTTACTTGTGATGAACTTACTGCACCTGGCATATTAGATGGGCTTTCCCAACCTGTGCCGGTTACCTGAGTTGAATTAGTTTTAATTACTTCACCATTGTAAGTAAATGTACCGTCGTTCTGTAGGGAACCTTCACCGGGTACACCCTGACCAGGCTGTAGAGTAGTTGTCCTAGCCTTTGATGGACGCCCAGGAATTTCCTTAGCATCTACTTCCTCAAAGCCTACTAGACCTTTCTCGCCCATCTCTTCGGCTAAATATTTACGTGTCTGATTTTCTTTCTGAACGTTATCGCCCATTAAATCTACCACCTGATCATCTTCGTTGGCTTGTACTTCATTAAGTAAAGATAACTCTCTCGCACGAGCCTCTAGTTCTTTAGCATGTGCGTTTTTATCTTTTTCAGCTTGTAGGCCAGTGAAATCTCCTGACCTCTTTTGTGCTCCTGGCATATATTATCTCCTATCTTCTACTTATTCTATCAAAAGGAAAGGGCAGGGCACTTAATGTCCCTGCCCTCAATCCTAATCCTTGGATCAGTTAGTCTCAGCAATAACAACTGAGTTGTCTGTGATAAGACCTAGACCCCAAATAGCATACCAAGCAAGTGCGTGCTCTCGACCAAAATCGAGGATGCCCCCGTCCCTCAGTTCTACAGGGAGAGCAATAGCGTGACCAAAGGCGTTGTCACCTAGGAATACTGCGGCGTAACGAGTAGCAGAACCACCAGAGTCAGAACCTGATGAATAACCAGTACCTGCTCCACCAGCTACGTTTAGTACCTGAGTAGTCTCAATAAATACAACGTCGTTAATACGACCAATTTCACCAAGCATGAAGTTACCAGGAGCGGCATACTTAGTTACTTCAATAAACTCAGGGTCTGAACGTAGACGACGGCTCTGGTGAGGGTGAACGAAACATACGTACGTTTCTCCTAATCTTGGGACATTTTTTGTCGCAAGTGTCTCGACTGCGTCTTTAACTACAGGAACAGTTAGGTAGTACTCACCAGTCATAGATGCACGAGAAGTTCCAGGTGTACCTTGATCATATGGAGAAATAGTAGTACGAACCTGCTGTGGGTCCTTGAAGTAACCAAAGATAACAGAGCTTGCCTGCATCAAAGTGTTACGGGCACTAACGTCTAGATAAACGGCCATGTTACGACCTAATAGACGAGAAGCAGAAGCCATAATATCATCAAATGATGCATTAAGCAAAAGCTCAGATACAGCAACAGCGTATCCCTGCTCAGCCACAGTAATTGAGAACTGTGAAGCTGATAGCGCGTTGGTCTGCATACGCACACCTTCAACTAGCTGCGAAGCCGCACCCAAGTTGTTGTAACGCATAAAGTTAATTGTTAAACCTGGCTGTACACCTAGCTCAGTCTTTTTAACAGCAAATTGCTCAAACCTAAGTATTGGCATCGCCTGAAATAAAATTTCTTTCGACCAAATAGTCTGAATTGCTGCTGAAAGACTTGTGTTAGAGCCAGTATAAGCGGTTGGGGACGCACTAAGGAACGGTGTCCCGGTGATCGCTGATGGCATTAATCAGTCCTTTCCATTAAACCTTGATTACCATTAATAATACCAGAATAGTTCTCCGAATAAAGACCGATTAATGATTCACTCATCCTAGTCCACTCCTGTCACTGGGCTTAGCAACATTTAGTAAGAATGGACGGACTTTTTCATATTCACTCCAAGGCATATTTCTAATATCCTCAGGAGAATAACGCTTAGTTCCTCCTGCAATCATATCAGAAGGCCCGGTAATTGGTGACACAGGGCTAACTCCACGGGGTGCAGGTCGTCCCGACTGTGCCTTAGCAAACTCTTCAAATAGCTCTTGGGTCTTAGCCTTTGCCATTTCAATTGCTTGCTCAATTTCTTGTTCCGAGTTACCTTGGATATAATCGTAAAGTCTCGGATCAATAGTATCATTTTCTCTTTCCTCATTAAGTCTACGATTACGATAATCCAACAGACCAAGGAATTGACGCTCTTTTTCTAGAGTCGCCTCTTTAGCAGCTTGCTCATCTTTTAGTGCCTGCAGTTGCTGCTGCCAAGACTGCTCTTGTTGCTCACGACGTTGACGTTCCTCTTCTAAGAGTGTACGTAAATCAGCTTCTTCACGACGCTTCTTTTCTAGCTCAGCAGCTTCCTTGTCTAGCTTTGCTTTATCAGCAGCGACAGCAGCTTCATTAGACTCACGCACTCTGCGTAGCTCATCTTCCATTTCCTTAGAACGAGTCTTTAAAGACTCCATCTGAGGATATAGTTTATCTTTTTCCTCTTTACGTACCTTACCTAATAATTCCTCTACAGCTTCTTTAGTAAAGTAGTTATCGGGATCGGCTGTAAGTGGAGCAGCAGGTGGCTCAGGAATTGGAACCTCAATAACAGGCTCTGCAGGTTCCTTAGTATATAACTTTCTTTTTCCCATATTAGTTCTCCTAATTAGTTTTATGGATTATTCGATTGTGTTGGTGGCCTACGTATTGCTGGACGAGGATGATAGGCATTCACAACCAACTCTTCGTGCTTTTCTTTTAATGCCTGAGCAGACATATCATTCATATCTGCTAATGGCGGAACACCATCTTGTTTAGGCAATTGTTGTCCAGGACCAACCTCTAGAGGATCAGCTTGTTCTGGCTGTTCTCCTGGTATTATTCCTGTTTGATTCATAATCATACTTGCACTCTGTGCGTTATATAGATTAAGAGCGGCCTTATCTTTAGCCTCTTGAAAGCGTTCCTCATTAATCTCTTGTAGTTTTTCATCTGGATACTTCTCACCTAAGTCACGGAGTGCTCCGCGCTTAGACTCAATTTCCAAGAGGAACTTGGCTTGAATTTCTTGTAGTTTAATCATTTTATCTACGGGTAGTGGTTCAGGCCAATTGGTTTCACTGAAATAGGTAAGTGGGTCATTAGGGTCAAGCTGGCTAGTGTTTACGTCTGGGTCTAAAATACCTTCGGTGTCTGGATTATAGGTAAATGTTTCTGGCTCAAACACCCACAATGTTCTCATAACGTACTCATTTATTTTACGAATACCGAGCCCATATTGAACTTGTTTTAGGTGTGCTCTCTGCATTAAAGGTTGGTACATGATAGCTAGTGCTACACCAGAAGTATTAGATACTGGCTGTACTTGTCCTAGAGCAGTCTCAGGTACGCCAGTAAGCTCATGCATACCGCGTTTAAGTAGTTCTAGATAATCCATTGGATCACTAAGTTTTACATTATTTTCTAGTGTGAATACGTTAGCGTCTTTAGGTAGTCCTCCCCAAACCTTTCTAGCACCTTTTTCCAAATTACCAAGCTTAGCACCTGTAACAATGGTGACAGGAGCAGAGTGATAATTGATAATGTCACTGATTTCGGAAGCTTTTTCATTGTATTCCCTATTTAGTGGGATGATGTCGTTGATATCAGACAGTCCCCATGGCGATCCGGATACAGGTACGTTAGCAATGTGGACGATAGGAATAACGCCGAGAGGATTAGGACGTGGCGAACCTTCAATAATCTCATCATTAATATACTCTTCAATAGAAGTATCAGTAATAATCTCGGTATAGGTAAATACCTGTCGAGTACCCTCTAATGAAGTTCCCCAGAACTTATATTTAAGTTTAAATCTAAGTAGTCGGTATTTATCATGCGGGTGCCATTCTGGAAAACAATACGCAGAGTTAAGCGGAATTATCTTTACTTTACCAGGCTCCAAGTGTTGTGGAACATCTGGAATTGGATTTCCTTCTTCATCTTGTGGAACCATAGCAGGAGGTTCATAAGCAACCTTAACAAAACAGTCGCCAGACACTCCACCTTGATTTCCCATCTCCCAAAGCACAGCATCTTTTTCATTATCCACTTCCCACACTCGCTGTAATAGCGCAGGGGTTATCGCTTCAAATTCCTTGGGAACATTAAAAGTTACACTTTTACCAAAGATAAAGTTATTAATGTAGTCAGCGAATGCTTTAACATAATTAAAAGTCAC